GGTTGGATTACCGCCAGCAATGATGCCAATACTGAAATAGCCACTGACTTGATTCGCTTGCGCAATCGAAGTCGAGACTTGGTGCGTAACAATGCCTATGCCGCCAAAGCCGTATTTGCCTTGGCAGCCAATCTTGTGGGTACGGGCATTATTCCACGTGCTCGATCCACTCATGAACACGGCGCAATGCAAGCCGACCGGTTATGGAGCAGATGGTCCCAACAATTGGACATGGATGGCAGTGCTGATTTTAGTGGTATCCAATCGTTGGTTGCCCGAACACTGGTGGAAAGCGGCGAGTGTTTGGTGCGGTTTTTACCTAGATCTGCCGCAGTGGGCTTAGCAGTGCCGTTACAACTGCAAGTGTTGGAACCGGATCATTTAGATGCCTCACGCGACGGGGTGACCTCACATGGCGGTTGGATACAGCAAGGCATTGAGTTTGATCGCTTGGGCCTGCGTGTTGCCTATTGGTTGTTTCCCCATCACCCCGGCGCTTTTAACAACACCCAAGGTATTAATAAAAGCATCCGTGTGGAGCATCACGATGTGCTGCATATATTTGATCGACAACGGCCTGGGCAAATACGCGGTGTCACCTGGTTTGCACCGGCCATTGTGAAGTTACGCGATTTAGACGATTACGACGATGCGGAGCTCATGCGCAAAAAGATCGAGGCCTGTTTTGTGGCCTTTGTGATGGGCAGTGACGATGCGGACCCCTTAGGTGATGTGGATTCAGACGAAGCCCCTGTGGAGCGTTTTGAGCCCGGCATGGTCGAGTACTTGCCACCGGGTAAAGACATCAAATTTGGTCAGCCCAATTCAACGGCAGGGTATAGCGATTACATGCGTGTACAACTGCATGCGGTGGCATCGGCCGTTGGGCTCACCTATGAATTATTAACCGGTGATTTGAGCCAAGTGAACTACAGCTCTATTCGAGCAGGGCTCATTGAATTTAGACGGCGTATCAAGCAGCTGCAAACCCAGTTGCTCATACCCGCTCTGTGCCAACCCGTGTGGCAGCGCTTTATCCAAACAGCCCAAGCTGCAGGAACGCTGCCACCAGGGGACTATTGGGCTCAATGGACACCGCCTCGCTTTGAAGCGGTTGACCCGATTAAGGATGTGCAGGCCGATATTTTGGCGGTACGCGCAGGCTTAATGACGTTAAAAGAAGCCATTGCCCGCCAAGGTTACGACCCATCACTGGTGCTTAAGGAAATTTCGGCCACCTTCGATGAGTTGGACGAATTGGGCATTGTGTTGGATACGGACCCAAGAAAATCGACCCGAACTGGAGCGGATAAGCCGTTTGATACTGAGGATCCAGCCAACGCATCCAGTACACCAACCAAGACCAGCGAGCCCAACAAACCCTCAAACGCATCGGACGTAGAGAAAGAATATGACTAAGTCACCTACACAAGCATCAAACGAAACACAAAAAGAAACACAAAAAGAAATAGCCACAAAATCAAAAACCCGAGATATGCCCTTACAAACCCGCCAAGCCACCTTGCAACCCAACACACTAAACGTGGATGAACGCACCGTGGAGCTGGTCTGGTCGGTAGGGGCAGCTGTGCGGCGCCGTGACCCGTGGACTGGGGATGCCTATGACGAAGTCCTGTCATTGGATACCCAACACGTCGACTTATCACGACTTAACAGCGGTGCGCCATTACTCAATAGCCATGGTCAATGGAACTTAGATGACGTCATTGGTGTGGTGGAGAGGGCATGGATCGAGAATGTTGGTGAACACCAAGAAGGCAAAGCCCTGGTGCGGTTTTCCAAACGTCCTGCGGTGGATGCCATTTGGCATGATGTGGTCAACGGCATTGTGCGTAATGTGTCCGTGGGATACAGCATTCGCAGTATTGAGATCATTGATCCACCAAAGGGTGCTCAAGTCCCCGTATGGCGAGCAGTCGATTGGCAACCGATGGAATTGTCAGCCGTGCCCATTGGTGCTGACGCCAGTGCAGGGTTTAGGAGTGGTGAGACCACCTCAACATGCCAATTCCATGGATTGAGTAAGTTAACCGATGACCAGCCATCAATTACGCCCAGTACAAGTAAACCAAATCAAATAAACAATCTAGAAACAAACCAACGGAGCCCATCTATGCCAAGCCCAACTCAACCAGAAACGACCTTACCGGCTACTGATGCGGTGACGTTAGACGAAAAACCAGATGCTCGCTCCGACGAAGTAACCCAACCAGAGACCTTAACAGAACCTATGACAAAGCCCATGACAAAGAACACAGATCCCATGCCGAACCAAACGGCTCAAGAGCACCGCGTACAAGCGAACGTCACAGTGAACACCACAGATAAAACTCAAGCCACAGAACAGGCCGTTGCTGACGAGCGTTCCCGTATCCAACACATTTATGATAGTCAGTCCAAACTGGGCGTAGAACGCAGTGTGGCCGATGACCTGATTACAAAAGGTGTGACTTTGGATGAAGCAAGAGCTACCTTGATTGATGCCGCCGCAAAAAATCAAACGCCCATTCGTCATACCATTGTCACTGGCAATGTCGATTTAGCCGCCTCACGAAAACTGGCGGTCAAGGATGCGCTCTTGCATCGCTTTGATCCTGTAAACAACCCATTAAAAGGTGAAGCCTGCGAATGGCGAGGCCTTAATTTAATGGAGATGGCGCGCAGCTACCTTGAAGCTGAAGGCGCGTCAGTACGTGGTCTGTCACGGGACGAAGTCGCCACACGCGCATTGCACGGTACATCAGATTTCCCACACATTTTAGCAGGTGTTGCCAACCAATCGTTACGTGATTCCTACGACACCACGCCGCAAACCTTTAAGCCATTTTGTCG